CAGTCAGAAGTGCAACTCAAGGAAGTTTACGCCAATGGTTTTGAGGCAGATGTTGAGCAGCGTATGGCCGACATCGTTACTTTCCTCAAGAAGGAAGCGCGTAAGCTAGGCGCTGGCTCTGTATCACTAACCAAGGAAGGCGAAATTGACATTCGTGTCGAGAACTCTTCAAGAGTCCGCTCTTGGGTTACAGCCGTTATGGATTACAAGATTGGCGGTATAGAAGAGGTTGCTGTTGTTGGTGAAGCCACAGAAGACAAGCTTGCTGCTGGCTGGGAAGCCTTTATGAAGCAGGGTGGTCTTGGTAAGCGTCCACCTAATGACAAGCGTCCCGCAAACTCTGGCAAGAAAGAATAAAAGAAAGATGAATGCCAAAGTTAACGAAACAACAAATACTCAAAGAAGTCGTTAAGTGTGGTAAAGATCCTTCTTACTTCCTGAAAAACTATGCCCGTATCTCTCACCCGATGCACGGGCTTATGTTGTTTAAGACGTTTGATTATCAGGATCAACTGCTAGAAGATTTCAACGACTATCGCTTCAACATCATCAACAAGGGTCGCCAGCTAGGTATCTCAACGATTACCGCTGGCTACATTGTTTGGATGATGTTGTTCCACCGCGACAAGACCATTCTTGTTATGGCGACCAAGTTTGAAACAGCAGGCAACTTGGTCCGAAAAGTCAAGAACATTATGAAGAACCTTCCTGACTGGATCAGGATCGCAAACATTACAACCGACAACCGCACGTCCTTTGAGTTGTCCAATGGCTCTTCTATCAAGGCTGCCTCCACTTCTGGCGATGCTGGTCGTTCCGAGGCACTATCACTTCTCGTTCTTGACGAGGCTGCACACATTGAGGGTCTAGAAGAACTATGGACCGGTCTCTACCCAACACTATCAACTGGTGGTCGCTGTATTGCGATCTCCACGCCAAATGGTGTTGGTAACTGGTTCCACAAAACTTGTGTAGGTGCCGAGACCAATGATAATAATTTCAATCTCACAACGCTTATGTGGTGGGTTCACCCGGAACGAGACGAAGAATGGTTCAAGAAAGAAACCAAGAACATGTCCAAAAGACAGATCGCTCAGGAGTTGGAGTGCAACTTCAACACGTCCGGTGAAACTGTTATTGATCCAGAGAACATGGAATGGATTATGGCCAATGTCAAAGAGCCAAAACACAAGACAGGTTTTGATAGAAACTTCTGGATCTGGGAAGAGTACGACCCAAGCTGCAACTATCTTATGTCAGCAGACGTTGCAAGAGGTGACGGTGCTGATAGTTCTACATTCCACATTCTAAAACTTGAAACAATGGAGATCATCGGAGAGTACATGGGTAAACCAACACCAGACCTCTATGCCAACATGCTAAATCAGGTCGGCAGGGAGTTTGGTAATGCTATGCTCGTCGTAGAAAACAACTCTATTGGTTACACCGTCATAGATAAATTGGTAGAGTATGGCTACCCCAACCTCTACTATTCTATCAAGTCTACACACGAATACATCGACCAACACCTTGGGGAACATAAGTCAGGAGCTATCGCAGGCTTCTCAACCACAAGCAAGACCAGACCTCTCATCGTAGCCAAGCTAGAAGAGTTTATGAGAAACAAACTAGTTAAGACGTATTCTTCGCGTTTAGCAAACGAGTTCCGCACTTTTATTTGGTATAACGGGAAGCCACAAGCCATGAGGGGCTACAATGACGACTTGGTAATGGCTCTTGCGATTTGCTGTTGGGTTAGGGACACTGCCCTCCAGTCAAACGCCCGAGACCTGAATTACCAGAAAGCATTCGTAGACGCCATCATGACTTCGAGAACAACCCTGAATACACAGATAAAAGGACAAATTGGCTACACAGGCGAAGATACAACAAGTAAAATGAATGAAGCGAAAAACCTATATTCCCAATATATGTGGATAATTAAGTGAGAAAATAAATGGCACCAAGAAACCCCAAACAAGGACAGAACCCAGCAAATAGAGATTCACAGTTATTCCGTTCTCTAACCCGCTTGTTCTCTGGCCCAATCATCAGCTATCGCTCCGAGTCTGGTCGTAAGATTCGTAGACAGCACCTCGACAAGTATTCTACAAGATTCAAGTCAGCATCAGGACAGCAGTTCAAGAAGCAGTCCTATAACCCGCTAGACACAATCGCAGCAAATGCTATTGCAAACCAGCGTCGGTCAGAGCGCTACATTGACTTCGATCAGATGGAATACATGCCAGAGTTGGCTTCTGCTCTTGATATCTATGCAGACGAGATGACGACATTCTCTGCTCTCTCGCCAATGCTAAACGTAAAGTGCCGTAACGATGAAATCAAAGCAGTTCTCAACATTCTTTACCACAATGTTATGAACGTCGAGCACAACCTTTTTGGTTGGTGCCGCACCATGTGCAAGTATGGTGACTTCATTCTCTATCTCGACATCGATGATGAAATTGGTGTTAAGTCTTCTATTGCCCTCCCACTACAAGAGGTCGAAAGATTAGAAGGACTTGACGCAACAAACCCTAATTACATCCAGTACCAGTGGAACTCAGCAGGCATGACCTTCGAGAACTGGCAGATTGCTCACTTCCGCATCCTTGGTAATGATAAGTACTCCCCATACGGCACCTCTGTGCTAGAGCCTGCTCGTCGTATCTGGCGTCAGCTAACCCTTATGGAAGATGCAATGATGGCCTACCGTATTGTTCGTTCTTCCGAGCGTAAGGTCTTCAAGATTGATGTTGGTGCCATCCCTCCGCAAGAGGTTGAGCAGTACATGCAGAAGATCGTGACCCAGTTGAAGAGACACACTATTGTTGACAAGGACACAGGTCGCATTGACCTCCGTTATAACCCGCTCTCTATCGAAGAGGACTACTACATTCCAATTCGTGCTGGTTCTGTGACTGACATTCAATCACTTGCTGGTGGTCAGAACACAACACAAATTGACGACATCAAGTATCTCCGCGACAAGTTGTTCTCTGCTATCAAGATTCCGCAGGCTTACCTCACAATGGGTGAGGGTGCTCAGGAAGATAAGACTACACTAGCGACCAAGGACATTCGTTTTGCTCGCACCATTCAGCGTCTTCAGCGCTCTGTTATCCACGAACTAGAGAAGGTTGGAATTATCCACCTTTACACTCTTGGTTACAGAGGCGAAGACCTTCTAAACTTCAAGCTCGCTCTCAACAACCCAAGCAAGATTGCAGAGCTACAGGAACTAGAGCATTGGAAGACCAAGTTTGATATTGCTGCCGCAGCAACTGAGGGCTACTTCTCACGTCGCTGGGTTGCAGACAATATCTTTGGTATGTCGCACGAAGAGTTCCTACGCAACCAGCGCGAGATGTTCTACGACCGCAAGCATGACACAGCACTTGAGGGTGTTGCCGAAGCTGCCGCAGGAGGCGGTGAAGGCGGCGGAGGCGGTGGTCTCGACCTTGGTGGAGGTGACGAAGGTGGCGGCTTAGACCTTGGCGGTGGCGATGAGGGTGGCGCAGATCTTGATCTTGGTGGCGATGATGCTGGAGGAGATGAAGGTGGTGGCGAAGAATCAGCCCTACTAGCAGCGCCTCCCGGCTCTCGTAATTCACCGCGCCTTGCCAAATCTCTCGGTAAGCGTGCAAGAACAGGCGACAAGTATGTCACTAAAGGCTCCAAGGGCAAAGCCTACCAAAAGGTAGCTGTTGATAAGCGACCCGCTGGTGCCAGAACAAGAAACTACAGCAGTGTTCCAACACCAGAGATGAACACTTATAGAACTAACAACCTAGGCGCTCCAGAGCTTAGATCTCTCGCAAGAGGTATTTATGAGGAACAAGACCCTATTTACCTAAGAGAACAAGAAGAAGAGGAAGCTCTTCTCGAAGTAAACAACTCTGTTAAGTTCTTGCTCGAATCACTGGAGACCAAAGTTACGGAGAATAATGATGAAGAATAAGCACAACAAAAAGAGAAACACGGCTTTTGTGTTCGAGGCTCTCGCCCGCGAAGCAACAGTTGCTATTATCAAGGGCGACAACGAACGGAAGGCCAAGGTTGTCTCAATTGTTCGCAAGCACTTTACAGGCGACTCATTGCTCAAAAGAGACCTAGAATGCTATCGCTCTCTCTATGAAAATCAGAACCTAGATGAAACCACTAGTAAAAAAATTGTAGAGGCTGTGATGGCTGCTAAGCGCCTTATTGACCCTGATGGACTGTTCAAGCAGCAGACCGAAGTCATCAATGACATCAACAAGGAATTGAGCCCTGCAATCTTCAACAACTTTGTTCCAAATTACAAGTCTCTCGCAACTATCGCAAAGATGTTCAACACA